GCGTTCATGCTCTTACCTTATCGCGCTGCTCGTAGAACTTACGAACTGCCTTGCGACCTTCGATGTAGCCTGTGTTAACGCCCATCGTGTAGAACCAAACACAGCTGAGAACCCAGCCAGTCATTAATATTCCGATTTCATAGATATTCATTTACTGCCCTTCCACTGCGCCCTTCGCAGCTTCTTGGGATAAGTGTTACACGACTAGCCGACACTACCTAGCACATTTAGATAACGAAATGGTAACAATTCTCCATCGTCCATGGCATCATCGATCGTGCGCCTTATGTCGTTATCTAGGTCGTCCATAGCGCTTCCCATGAACTACGAAAGTGCCGTCTTTCTCCAGGTTGATAATAGTTATTTGGCTGCCTTTGGCATCTTCTTCAACAATGATAAAGGCCTGTTGCCAGTTCATAGTGCCTTTAGTGTAGGTAGCCTTTCGAACGTCCATAAGATGCCCGCCCTCATAGCCTCGAATGATGCGGTTGATCTTGCCACCGCTTGACTCAGAGAACTGAGAAAACCCTGCTCTGTGCGTATGACCACAGATAGTCGAAATACCCGCTCTACGGGCGCTCTCAAGGGCTGTAAGGCCTGGTGTGGGCTTCACACTACCCTCGTCTCCATGTACCGCCAGAACCGCCTTAGCGACCGCGTAGGGCTTCTTGTGGTAGGTAATGCCTAACTCGTCTAACTTCATGAACTTCTCGAACTTTAACTCAGGCAAAGACATGAAAGCAGGAATCTTATTCATGATCACGTTAAACAGGCGATCAGTGTGGTTAGACCTGATCATGTGCTGTTCCTTGGCGTACTCACCCAACCGCCAGAGAATATCCACGGTCATGTCTCGGTTCTCAGCTAGTGTCTGTTCGTACCAGCCTGGCTTTCCTTCGCTCCAACGTCCGATCTCTGTGAAGTCTGCTTCATCTCCCAGAGTAAGTACGCTATCGGGGCGGTAAGCCTTAATAAAAGAGATAACATTCTTGACTGCTATTTCATCGTGCAGTGGTACTTGAAGGTCTGGCACAACTACGGTGCGTTTCATCTTTAATCCTCATCGTCATCATCGTAAGGGATCGAATCGGGAAGTTGTGGCAGCCAGTTAGGAGTAGGCAAGATTGTAGCTGGGTAAGTAGCAGGTTCTAAAAGTATGGCTAGGGATAACTCTACTGAGAATCCGCTTCTTCTTAATGACTTGTAAAATTCATTAAGGCCTATACAGTACTGATCGAGCATAGAGTATGCCTCTAAGTCAATAGCCTTCTTACGCGCCATAGTTTTATTATCGCTCTAGGAGTATGTTATATATCTCATCAACACGCTGGTTGAGTCGTTTAATTTCGCTCAACAAGTGCGTGATCACATAGCCAGCCAAGCCACCCACTACTGCAAGTGTGGCAATATAAAGATTTAAGTAATCCTGAGTCGTCATCGTTTAGGTGTCGCATATCCAAAGACCCCAGCTAATACAGCCCAAAGAATAGAGCGGTAATCTGCTGCAAAGTTAGATGCAGCCCAAGCAGACAGGAACGCTCCTGCTGTTAGTACCAATGGGTTTTTCATATTCATGCTGTGCCTCCTAATAGCGGAACTTGAAAGAACGAATTGTCTTGATCGCCTTTGCGAGAAAAAGAACAGTGGAGATGAGTGCGGTGCTGGTTAATCCCCTTATATTTTCTCCAACGCCAGAGACTTCGAGCGCTGGTGATCTTGCCATCAAAGATGAGATATGAGATGCGGCGATCAGTCTTTGCCAAGATACGAAGTTGATCTGCCACATCGGGCATGAGATCGGGCTTGGGTTTTCCTGATAGATCGCGGTCAATGTCAATGGCACGAACCCAGCCTTGCGCATCTGGATTATGGTCAGACTTACGAGCTGAGTGCCGACTATCACCGATCCAGCCGTCTGAGGTACGCAGACGATCGCCGTAGGCATCATCGAACTGTTCTCTTAGTTGAATACCAGCTTTGCATAACTTTGGCTTCATGCCAGTAGTAGCGCCAATTCATCTGGAGTAAGTCCTAAGCGGTCTGCAATAGCAGCCTTCGCCTCAGCCTTTTGAATGGTTTCATCGTTCTTGGCTGCATAAGCGGCTAATTCCGCTTGATAAATTTTAAATTCATCGGCAGTCATTTCACGATCTATAACTTCATCTGTTTCAACATTGTGAATTCGAATCATTGGATTAGGCATTATTTGACTCCATATACTCGAACTGTGCCAGTAGACCAGTTACCACCAGCGTTAGAAAAGACTAAAGATGTTACAGCAGTATTTGAATAATAACCGCCTTGGCCTTGCTGGATATAGTTGCTGCTATTTCCGTCTAAGCCTGCAAGAATGTTTTGATAAGTTTTTGGTGCAGTTGATGAAGCGTAATCAAAAATAGTAAGCATGTAAGCATTATTGGCATCTGTGCGCAAAAGGCCAGAGTTATTGCCTGCATAACGAGATGTATAATCGTTGTAAAGTACAAATGCTCCACCAGCCGCGCTTGCGTAAAAATAACCATTGGAAGCACTTGCTGTAGTCGATCCGTTTATTGCTACTCTAAAAGAACCATTGGCCGTTGCATTGGTCATGCCAGTAACAAGAACGAATAAATTATTGTAAGAGCCACTAATGCCGCTTACTGTGGTTGATGAACCGCTAAGTGTTGTAGTGCTTAGCAAAGTCATTCCACCGCTTGCGCCGCCTATGGCTACCCACGCTGAGCCTGAATAATACTCAGTTGAATTGGTGTCCTTAAGGTAAGAAATCATACCTTCATAAGGTGTCGTAATAGCAGAAGTTCTAGCCGCTGAGTCTGCAAAGACCATAACGGTTTGAGAAGCCAAATAGCCGTTAGCGGCGGCAGCCGATAAGACATCTCCTGTTGTAAACTCAATAAATCCTAAGCCTTGCGCCATTTATATCTCCTAATACGCCATTATGCTAGTGCCGATTATACCTGATACATCGCTTCCGATGATGAACCCTTCAACGATCGGCTCAAGCGTGGTCACAGTTACGCTCATGGCATTTGGCGTGATGTTCCATGAGAGTCCTTGCGCTTGCAACGTCTTAACGATAGTTGAGCCATCTGGCTGAACATTGGTTATCTTTAAGTTTGAGAAGTAATCCAGACCAAGCATGGTGGCAGTAGGTACATCTGGATCGAGTAGATCAACCGTCATAGCATCTATGCGGATCGTAGTCTCCTTGCGAGTTGCCACATATATCTTTGCCACATTGAGCGCATCTGCATCTGTCTGGAGAACTAAGTTATTCTCGTTGATCTGATGAGGGAAGTACTTGGCAATAGATGCTGAGTCCTCAGATACCTGCTGAGTTCCGCCGTAGCGAGTCATGCCGGCTGAGTTGATAATCAACTTATCATCGAAGGCGAAGGTTAGGTTTGTATAAGGGATACCTGTGGTCTGATCAAACTCGATCGGAGTCTCGCCATACTTCTTGATTACATTGGTGCGGTTTAGGAATATCGCTGTGCCTTCTGTGTCGATATAGAACGCGCCCTGCTCTGAGAACTCTGCGTTCTTTAGTGCATCGAGCGCAGTACGAGAAGTGCCAGGATCGGCTATGCAGGTTGTGTTGCCTGTGTCGATCGTGCGCATAGATGTAGGCCATGAGACTTGATCTAGGATCTTGCCAATACGAGTGCCAGTATCCTGCCCAGCCGTAGCACCTGCAACGCCCACGATACCTGCTTGCTGCATAAGTCGGAAGGCATCGGAGCAGATTATGTCCACGTAGCCTGTCTCTTGGCCTTGAGGATAGGTGTACTTGTAGTCTGTTGTATAGCCTGAGAATAAGAAGTAGCCAACGCCACCTACTGTTGCTGATACACGCAACTTGCGCAGTGGAGTTAAAAACCCGAAGTAAGGGCTAGAAGTGTTTTGCGGGTTGAAGTAAGAGTCTGGATCTAGAACTCGGATCGTTGCAGACCCAGCCTCGTAGGTATCGCGCATGATGTTACGACCGCGCTTAATACTGATCTGTCTAACATTTGGTGTTAGATCAACCGTAGGCTCTGGAGTAGTGCTGGAAGCAAGTGTGCCTGTGCCTAGCACTCCATACTTAACATCGCCAATAGTAAAGGGATAGCCGAAAGTAGCGCCAGAAGTAAAGTCGAAGGAAACCGCTATCTGTGCAGGTAAGGTCATGGCCCGAATGAACCACCTTGACGGAATATGGCAGAGAACTTAGCCGATAGTGAAGCATCTAGCAGAGTATCGCGGAGAACATCTTGCAACTGTTCTTGGGCAATAATTGAGCCAGCGTTCACATTGACTGTGAAGTCAACCCCTGCCGCGCTTGTTTGCATTGAACCATTAGGTAGTGAGTATTGTGCGCCATTAGCACCGAATTGACCAGGTACGCTTATGTAAGGAGTAGCCATTGAACTCGGAGTTATTGAGACATTACCTGCCGCAATACGAGCGACTTGGCTCTCGATCATGTCGAGATAAGACTTCCATGCTGTAAATGGGTTCTTAGCATCTGGAAGGCTTGCAAGATATGCAGCTAGTTGTTGTGATAGTCCTTGAGACTTGGCAAGTTCCCCAGCAAGTTTAGATGCCTCGGAAGTATTGCCAGTCAAGATTGCCAGTTGCAGTTCTAGGCGCTTGCGCTCTTCGTTAGTTATTTCACCCTTTAAGGCAGCAATAATCCCAGCCTGTTCAATGTCGAATATAGTGTTAGCCTTTTGAAGTGCTGTCTGCTCTTTAGCAATCTTTAGCCTGTCTTTATCTATCTTTGCCAAAGCCAAAGCGCGCTTTCTTTCATCTGCTGCAATTTTCTTTTGTCTTGCTGCTTCAGATGCCCGATCTGGGCTAAAAGTACCTGCGCCACCGCCAGAGGCAAAGTTGAAACTTTCTTGTGCTGATCGAGCAGAGCGACCTGCATCTGCTAACAAGTTAATATAAGCGCCAACTAAAGGAATAGCGCCGACCATTTCCCTAAATCCTAAGCCGCCTATAACTGGAATGTTCTGTAGTTTTCCAGTTAGTGTGCCAATTCCTCTGATCGCATCAGCTGTGTATAGTGCAAAGTCCTGCATCTGTTCAGCAAGGTTATCAACAGAGTCAACATCTGCGAGATTTTTTACAGCATCTATTAACCCTGTGCCGATGATAGTAGTGGCTTCTTGCGCTGCGTTGGCAAGAACCTGCATCTGACCTGCATCTGTGTCTCTTAGGTTCTTATTGAAGTCTTTGTAAGTAGAGTTAAGAACTTTTACCAGAGCATTGGCTCGTTCTGTCTCTGTGCCACTCTTGATCTGCTTCTTAGTGTTTTCATCTAAAACAAAACCCACGCGAGTTAGAGAAGCAAAGTTGCCGTTGAGGGCTTGCGCTAGACCGTTAGTCATAGACTTAAAGTCTGCTGTGCTGGCGGTAGCGCCCTTTTCTGCTGTTACATAATCAAGGATCGCAGGTGTTAAAGTTTTGATGGTGCTGACTTGCAGGTTAAAGGTTGCGAGCTGTGATTGCGTCTGGGTTATGTTGCCGCCAGTAACCACGCCGATCTTTTCAAGCGCCTTAGTCTGCTCGTTAAGAAGGGCGATCTCCTGTGTGGTTGCGCCTACTCCTACCTTTAGAAGTTGGTTTAATCGGTTCTGCTCTGCCTGTTGATCCATTGAGGCTTTGACTGCCAAACGACCAAAATTGACGATAGCCTGTGTACCAAAAGCAAGACCTAAAGCGCCTGCAAGTCTTTTGGTGGTTTTAATTAACTTGTCTGTGGCTGTTTCAGCCTGACGAAAAGCCTTCTTACCTGTGAACTCGGTTAAAATATCTATCTTTAGATCAGCCATTATTTAACCTTTGTCTTTGCTTCGAACTCAATAGCAGAATTAGAAATCGCTTTTCCTACTGCCGCTGTTACTTTGCCTTGATCCTCAGCAAAGGCTCTAAAGATTACGCGACCAGTCATCTTGCGAGTTGAGCGACCGACTTGACCTTGCTGGCGTGGACGAGCATTAACTAACTGCCCTAAAGAATTAGCGCGGTCGATAAATTGCTTGCCTGCATTAGGGTTAAGCGATTTGTTAAAACCTCGACCATCTTCACGATACGATGCAGGGGTGAACTTAGTGCGCTGAAAGGTTGGTTGCCCACTAGGGTTTTTACGCCCAGCAGTTTCGTAGATTGCTCCACCTGCTGAAGTATTAACTATTCGAGCCAAGGACACGAAACCACTTCTGTTAGGTCTAGAGGGGGTGGTTGAGTATTTAACGCCGCGCTTGGCTTCAGTCTGATCATACTTAGGGAATACACGATACTTGACGGTATCTGCTGAAGATGTAGCTGAAGTCCAACCAGATAACATATCGCTATTTGAAGGCATGAAACCGCGCGCTTTATTAGTAAGCGGTTTAAGCGATGCTGCGATCTGTTTTGTAGTTTGCTTTGCTAGATCAGGCTCAAACTTTCTCATGGCTTTGCGAAGGTTCTTAGCGCCTTTTAGTTCTGTTGGCATCGCTTTGCTCCTTCGCTCTGTCTTTCAGGGCTTGAAGTAAAGTCCTGAACATTGTGTGATCTAGTTCAATTAAAGTCTGGGGCGAGAGTCCTGTCTCTAGCGATAGTCTCGCTACGAGATAGGTGAAGGACTCCCGCGTTACTCCAAAGGGTCGTCATCGAGAACTTCAACCTTAGTCAAAGTTTCCAAGAACGCTTCTCCGAAGGGTTTAACGGTTTCACCCGACCGACGAATAGACTCCCAGCAAAGCCAATAAACATCGCTCTGCTTTTCATCATCTCTAAAGGCTTTGTGAAAGCCCTTCTTTGCATACTGCTCGAAGGCGTACTCGATCGCTGGTGTGATCTGGTACTCGTTAACGCTTCCGTCTGCCCTTGTTACCTTTAGTTTTGCCATGCTTTGCCCCTTAGTTAGTTATTACGCTGTGGTTACTGCGACAGTGCCGTTGACTGTCCATGTTACTGACTGAGTGCCAAGATCGCCAACTGCGCCGTTGATATCGGTTAGGTTATTGACTAGGCAGGTCATTGTGTAAAGTGGGTTAGTCGCTGATACTGCGGCTGAAGTCTGCTTTGCTGTAACTGTTACAGAAGTGCCGTAGGCTGTTTGAAGTGTCTGTAAGACTTCGCCTGTAGCTGTGTCGTTTAGGAAGTCAATAGTTACTGATGCAGCTTCCAAGCCTTTAACGAACTTATGTCCGTTATCGCCCATCGCTGTAACTTCAAGTTCATCGAATGTACGATTAATCGTGATTGCTGTAACGTGATCTGAGAGGTCAACCGCGTTAACAGTAAGAACCACTCCATTGTTTAGAAATACTGCCATTTGGTTTATTCCTCTTCTTTCTTGGGTGCTGGTTTAGGTGCTGGTGCTGCTGGTGCTACCTGCCCGATTTTGATCAGGAAGGCTGCTTGTTCTTTTTCCCACTCGGACATAATTAACTCCAACTCGTTAGGACTGATACCTGTAGTGAACAGGTTAGTAAATCGCCTGATGCAGCATTGAGAACGCTAGGTGCGCTCACATCTCCCACATTATAGACGATAGAGGAAGCTGCTAGTTTGTTAAACACTGCAACAAGCATTTCCTCAATTCCATTTAGATTGCCTTCGTTGTCCAGGAGTGGCACGAAGATATTGATATTAAAATTAGCAAGGGGCGCGATAGTGTTGTATTTATTATTGTTTGGTGTTACGTAAGGATCAGATGGACTAATCACTACGCTGTTAGCAATAGGCGTAGCAGGTGGAAATGAGAATACTGACCAAAGTGAGTTATCTACTAGCGCTGCTGCAATAGTCGCGCGAAGGGTTGAGATCGCTGCGGTCATGGTTAGCCAACCATCGAACCTGGTGCAAGATAAGGTGCTAGCAGGCCACGTACACGTGCCAGGAGTGTATTGCCCATTCTATAAGGTGAGGGGGCGTATCCATCGACTGTAACTCCACCGCTTGATGGTGCTTGGCGGCTTTGCCAGATATCTATAGAGATCATGAGGCTGGCTTCTTGAATAGCAGGAATTAGTGAGTAGTCAACGTAAGTGTCTGCCGCAGCAGAGCCATAAGGGTTAATTGGGTGGAATGGAGTTACTGCATTATTGTTGCCTGTGATC